GGCCTTATCTACACCTTGAATGACATAGTTATCGGGGTCAGGAACAATCTCCAGTCCTGCGAATTGCTTTTGCTCCAGTTCATACGCGCCCCCAGTGCTGAAAGCATCGTGGCCGCCGCGCTCTGGGGTGTCAGAGGTTTTGACAGAGCCACCACCGCCAAACTCTTTCCAAAGTTCTTTGCTCGCAAAATCCGTGGGCTGTCCTGTGAACTGATAAGCCTCCCACTTGTATTCTTCAGAACGGAAAGTAATCACAAGACCACCTTTGGCGTATGTGATGCCGGAGGACTGCTGTATCGAGAGGATAGCGTCAATGGCACTATCTTTCGTGTAGTAGCCTGATACGGTTCGGGGACAGAGGTTGTCAACATTGATTATAGCCTCTGCGCCGGCGGACATTCCTGCAAGGTCTATCCAGTTCTTGGCGCTCTTGAACTGCGCCTCGGTTACGTTGGGGCCGACATACTGGTAAGTTTTCCACGAGCCGGCGCTTATGGCGAAAGTAATCTGCAAACCGAGCAATGCTTTGTCAGCGGCGAAAACAGCATCGAGAACATTGTGGGTTTGAGTTTCAGCCATGATATCGGAGTAATACTCTCCGGCAGGGAGGGGTATTTCGACAGTGGCGTTGAATGTATTGCCAACAGCGGCACCGCCTCCGCCAAACGGTTTCCATTGTTCAGGATTTTCCCAATCGGCATCTTCATCGAATACGTTCTTGACCCACTGATATGCGACCCATTTATATTTTTCTTCCCCGTTGGCATTGGTTTCAGCCATGAGGAATGTTACGACAGCGCCATAAATGCGGTAGCTATCATCAACCGAGCTTACAGCACTCTTGAGGGTATAGAATGGCTCATCAGTATCGTACAGCGCATTCAGGTTCAGGAACATCGTGGCCATAAGCTGGTGGCTATGGTCTGACAACCTGTTTCTGTTTTCTATGGCTTGGTCGTAGGCAGCTTTACCTTTATCACCGGGATATGCTGTACCTGCGGTTTCGCCAAGAGCGAGGTCAGAGCCAATCGTTATCAGTTCCGACCCACTCCAACGAAATGTCTTGTTGTTTGAGGTACAAGTATAGATTTTGCCAGCATCGGGTATTCTACCGTCAATGTCTACACCTTCTCCGAATGACTCTGCATCGAGCCAGTTATTGTAATAGGTGAATACCTCGATCTTGATAGCAACTTCTCCTTTGTCAATATTCCAAAAATCATCTATTGGGATTGAAGGAGTAGCAGCCTCAATTTTGGGAGATATGGCGGTTACCCTCTTGGGACGTAAGACTGCATCCCAATCACCATTTTCAGAAACTTGTAGATTTGATACCGCCAACAGGAACCTGTTTGCTACGGTGTCATAAACTACCATGCAGCCGCGATCGGTAGAGCTTTTGCCTATGGAAGCCCGTTGAGAGGTTACTCCGGATACCATAGCGTTAAACTCTATAACATCATCGACAAAGCCGGGGAGGTTCGCGGCAGGCACTTTCGCATTAGCATCAAGGGGAGCAATGCCGTTAGGCTGGCCGATTGAGTTGTGAGTGGCAACAGCCTGTGTCTTTGCCTCATCAGCCGTGGTCTGTGCCTTATCTGCGGCAGTCTTGGCAGTACCGGCCAAAGCAGCAGCATTAGCCGCAGCCGCCTTTGCTTCGTTTGCCGTGGTATTGGCATTTCCGGCAATGATTGTAGTGCTGTTGAGCGTGGTCTGGAGAGCATTATCCTTACTCTCCCTCTGTTGGGCCTCCGTGGTCAGGGCGGAGTCAGTAGCCTCGATTATATCTACCAACATCTTACCGACACGTTCAGCCGTGTTCTGTCCCTCGCTGTCCTCATACCTGATAAGGTCAGCCTGAGATTTCAGGTTGGATTTATTCGTTAGTCCCATTGCAGTAGAGTGATTTATTATCCGATTTTGCGTATTTTGATGCCTCCTGACGCTCTTTGTGCGCCGAGGTTGCCCGTAGGTATCCCGACATGGCTACAATAGCGCAGACAGTCCCGGAGGTAGCTGTTTGCGGCTTCCAGTGTGTCATTGTAGCAGTCGGAGCGCTCTTTGGTGGAGATATGG